CGACTGGAAGGAATCAAAGCTGGCAAGCCAGGCGCGGTGCACGCGCTTGTTCCTATAACAAATGGTGATTTGGACCGTGTGTGCACTAAGACACGGCTTTCATTGGGTACCATCCCTTCCCTGGTAAGTTCTATCCAGGGTCGAGTTTCCCTCTGCACGGTAATGGTTGTACCATAAGCCTCCGTATCCGCATTGGGTGCTTGAGAACAGACGGTTAGACTTTCTAACTGATCCCAGAGCACACGACCCCACTGGGTCGGAATGGTTCAGAGGTCCATAGGGCACCACCCTATTGGCTACTCTGACAATGTTAATGAGAGTTCGTACTCGACTCTCCTGTCTCACACTTTAGGGAAGTGGGACGCTGATGTATGACACGCATATACATGGCCCGCACCGGATTTACGCCCGGCCGGCCGGAGGACGATGCAGGACGAACCCGTCTCATATCCTCATGGTGAAGGCTTTCGCCACACCCGATGTGTCAGTGACTCAGCGTCGCCCACTAATGTTTCTAGGGGACAGGTTCACATGACCAGTGGTTTCTCGATCCACCAAACGCCCCAGGATCTGGCCTGGGACCATCCCACTTTATCTTGTACGCGCATGGGCATGCGCGGGCCTTTGAAGAGTGCCATTCTCATCCCCTCATTTGTGGGCAGGGGGCGAAGCATCTCGCTTTGGGTTATTGTCGTTGCGCACCAGCGCGGTCAACTCACCCATCAAGCGGGTCCGTTTCTCCTCTTTGGACTCCTTGACTTTGATCAGGCCTCGACGGCTCAATTCCTCAGGATCGAGGACAGGGACTGCGCCCTGAAAGTCAATGAGATCGCACACCATCTCGCAGATGATGTTGTGCGTTACAGAACCCTGTAAGGCAGATACTGTGGAATTACCTGCAACTTGCACGGCACACGGAACCGAACCGAGGAGGTTCGGCGTGTTGCTGATGGAGGTCGTCTCTACGGCTGGTGACGCAACCGCAAACTCATTCTGTTGAGCACCGGCCCCTCCCGCGATGTACGGCGTGAGGTCCAGGGTGAGATTCTCAAATGAGTCACAGGATTGCATCCCTGAGACGGACATCAAGTTCTGTAAGGTCTGTGCAGTGGGAGTTCCACCGGGTGCTTGAGCAATCTCATCAGCACCGGGAGGGCCGCGACAAGGCGCGATCCCAACAACCAAATTGTTGGTCGTGGAGGACTGCACAGTACGAAGGTGAACACGAGCCTGTCTGATCCGCACACGGCGGTAAAGCTTCATGATCGCTGCAGCATATGTCGCTCCGACATCCGCATCCGCTGGCGCGAATGGGATCCAAAATCCACCACCAGTGCCAGCCGCATACACGGCATTCGCAGCTTGATTGGCGAAATAAACGGAATTGGTGACACCAAGCGTGCCATTCCCAACATAGACTGTACCAGCGACCCAGGTGATCCGATGTGCGATGAGGTCGGACATTCCCACGGTGGGGAGCCGAACTCGAACCGCATTCCCCGCTTGTCGGTCTGTACGAGGCTGACGGGATCGGATCGTTTGGTTCTGCTGCATGACTGGAGTCGTCACGCGCAACCTGGCCTTCTTCTGCGCCGCCGACTGTGGCTTGTTCCACATGACGACTTGGGTATTGTTCTTCTTGCCCCCCTTGCGGGCAGTACCAATGTTCTTTCTTGGCATTGTTGTCCAATAGTGTAGTTCTACGGGTTCCACCACTACACGATGGCGGACTGTTCATCGACAGATACAGGAGGTCCACGTTATCCAAGCGCAAGTCGCTATCCGATAATCGCTGAGTTCTCCTGCCAATCTGTGCAGTCTCTCGACCATTGATGTGCGTCATTTCCTACCGCACTTCCGGGAATACTCTGTAATACCCTTAGTACGGAATTTCCGCTCCATGACTTGTTTCACTAGAGTTGTGTCGTCACGGCGCGTACAGCCAGGTCGGCGTACCGTTTTAGAGAGTCTATGTCTGTCGACCCCGTCCAGACTGCGATCCCCGCATCGCCTGGGGTGGATTTTTAGGCTATTCACTGCCGTGGGTGGATCACTTCCTGAAGTGACAGCTCACATGGTGGGGTTTCTGGCAAATCCAGTATGATACCTGGACGGTCGGCTCCTGTGGAGACGGGAAAATGACAGCGGTGCTGGTCATCCCCCCACACGGTTTCCTCATAGGCATACCGCATACGACACACGCCATGCCGGCTTGGAAGCCGGGACATGCCGTCTGCATCAGTCCCTCATGTAATTGTGGGGACCACAAAGTGAGCTTGTCTTGGTCAACGTTATCCATGTCTGTATTTGTAATGCGCCCAGATCCCCGGCGCCCCGCAAGATCAATGCCTGCGGACATACAACTTTGGTTGAGTTACCAACAACCAACGTGAGGTCAGGCTGGGCAAGCCTGAACCTCGTCATCCACCTCAATTCGATGGATTCGGACGTTGAACGTGGGATCATTGACCCAATCGTGCGAGATCTCAATATCAGTGAACGTTCTTGGAAAGTCCAGCGACAGAGCCTCAATAGCGAGATAGTCAGCCGGTTCAGGGACACCGAACAGAATGGTGTTCCCCTCCTCTTCGACCACCAGGTCAATGTTGGATTTGAAAGTGTCACGTTCCATATCCCTATGGAAACGCCCCAGCACAGGATGCCGAGCCTGGTACTTGGTCCCAGGTCGGCGAGCTGCCGTCAAACGGAACTCAAACCGCAACATCTTGTCAGACATTAAACGGTAAGTCCGTCCGTTACTAGTCACAAATTCGCCCTTTCCCATATCCGTACGAGATAGAAGGGACTTGAACTTATCGGCGAGTTTCACAGGGGTCAACTCGCGGCGGGGCTCCGGCTCGAAGCCACCATCGCACGGTGCACCGGACAGCCAGGGGGCTGTGACCGGTTGGGGAGCCTCTATGAGAGAGGCTTGAAGGTGTTGTTTCTCCAAGGGTAGTGCTGAGACGACACCGTACGGTGAGTCGTCAAAGATCGCCCGAGCAAGCAACCGCTGTGGAGCGGTCACCTTGAACTTGAAACCTTCAGGTAGTGTGACACCCATGCCACCAAGACTGATAGGCAAGAAAATGTTACGGCCCCGGCACTCGGCCTTTATCTCAGTACTGAACCTCGTCAGATATTGAGCCATAACGTCCTTACCCTTCCCAGGTAGGGCTCCATCAAGGATACGGTTAATC